GCTGCTTTTATTTGCTCAGCACTTCCGACCCTTAGTGAATCAGCTAATTTTTGCTGTTCAGCTTGACGCGCTCTTAGATCATTAATGCTGCCCTTCTCAATGCCAGCAGCTTGCCGTTCGGCTGCTTCATTGGCACTGATTGCTTGCGTCAGAATCTGTCTTTGAGCAGAAGATAAATTAAGAACATTTAATTGATCCTGTAGAGCTTTTGTTTCAAGTCTAATTAGTGCAACGCTGCCTTGTTGTATGCCTTGTGCCTCTCTATATTTACTAGTTAATGCATCAACTTTAATCGCTTGTTCTGTATATTTTGGATTCAACTTACCCATCAGGGCAAGTTTTTGCTTAGCCTCATTGAGTGTTTGACGTATCGCAAATACAGAATCTTTATCGGCCTTTGTTTTAGCCCTAATCGCCTGCTCTAATTTTCTCTCTTGCTTCTCAGTTTCTGATAAACCTTTCCTAACTTCTCCAAGTTCAGTTAAGCCAGAAACAGTTTGCTTGATTTCAACAACAGACTTGATATTTCCTAATTCACCCAGAACTGCCTTATATTTTTTAGCAAGATCAATAAGCTCTTCTTGCGAACCCTTAAAATCTTTCGCCTCCCTTTTGAACGCACTAAAATCCGCTTCAGTATTAAAACTTAAAAGTAATTCCTCGGCCACATTCCGGCAGCACAGGCTAGATTAGTCTGCCAACAAAAAAGGGGCCTTCCGGCCCCAAATGCTGTTGAGATAAGTGATCTCAGGGGTTGACATCAAGAGCAAGCTTGTAAGGACCGTAACCTTGAAGGGTAGCAGACCAGGACACAATCGAACCAGCCTCGATCGACTCGCTGTAACCCTGCAGGGTGCCATAGCCATACACAGCCTCGGCGGTTCCGGTGGGACCAACACGGACAAACTTCACGCGCAGGCTATTGGACACAGTGTTCTGTTCACAAAGACGAAGAACCTGATAACCAGAATCCCGGAAGTCAGCCACACCCTCTAGGCTCACGCTCCAGGACTTGGAGGTCGCGATTGAAGTGTTGAAGCCTTTAGTTTCATCGTCATAGGTAACGATATCCTCAGAAGAGGTATCAGTTTCCAGGGCGGCATTTGTCAGACCATACAGACGGAAGGGCTGATCCTCGCCATCCATATCATACAGAGTGCTTTCAATTGTAAACTTACCAGTTGTACCGCTAAAGGCAACTGTAGCACTAGGAGATACAAGATTCAGACCATCGCCAGCAGCAGCACTGTCAGTCTTGATGAATGCAGTTGTAGCAGAAGTACCAGTCGCCGTAGTGACACCAGTAAACGCAATATCAACCTCATTGGAGGCCAGAGGTAAGATATAAACGTCGTAGCCAAAGGCTGCGGAATAGTTTGCCACGGATAAAAATCCGGAATGAATCCGGCCGAAACAACGAAATCGGGGGGATCCACCCCTCTTTTGTAGGTTGCCAAAATGGAAACCTACTTAATTTTTACTTTTACGGTGTAATTGTGATTGTCGCCTCATCAGAGCCTTGCGTCGATACAGCTTCCAATGTGAACTGGGTTGGAGCCGTAACAGCAACTATTGTGCTGCCACTCATTGGCCAATCATATCTGCCGTTGAATCTTACTTCTTGAGTATTTGAGGTGATCCAGGTCACAGTATAATTACTTGTTGTGCCAATTCTTGTATAGTCAAACATTGCTATAACGGGATCTAGTACAACAATTTCAATGCCGCCTTGAGCACTTGAGAAATCATTCTCAGCAGTAATCACATAATTTGTAGTTTCATCAACCGTGAATTGCTGTGAACCAGTCAGGGGAATATTCCCGACCCCATTATTCATAGTTGCCCTTAATGCACTAGTGATAACCCAGTTAATTGTGACCTCTTGTCCAGGCTCGATATAAAGTAAGTCTGCAGTCAAATTAATGGCTGGCTGTGGGCCGTAGATAGCCATTCCATCAATATCAAGAGGCTGCCCTGAGGGAATGGTCACGACCGTCTGAACTCTTGCATTCAATCCCTCAGACGTTCTAACTGTCTGCATTGAAGTTGAACCCCTAAACAGCTCCATGATTCTTTGAGCTGCATTATTGACAATCTCGCCAGTAGCAGGGTCCCAAGCGATAAGAAAAACTTTCCATTCTTTGACCAACACACTGTTATTAGTTAAAAAGTCAATTCTTTTTATATTAGATACATCATGAATAATACATTCTAAGCCAGTGACGCTTTCGATTCCAGGAATGTTGGAGCCTGGCGTTAACAGGCTAATTGCATTTTGAGTCTGTCCATTGGCAAATTTATAAATACCAACGTAAGAAGAAAACTCAATGTCAGCATCAAGAATCCTATAAATGACACCAGGGGTATCTGGGAAAACTTGATTCATTTGATGCCGAAATTCCTGCTTTCTAGGGTGCCATAGGTGGAACCATATATTAGCCAGGGGAATGCTTATGACGATTGGTCGTTTCGTCGTCTACAGCACTCTTGACTGGTAGATGATGAGCCTCTTGAACACGCCCCGGCAACGGGCCTGTGAATATCTTTTTAACCTTGAGGCCATGAACGGTAGAGAAGCCAAGCGACTGTGGAGACAATCGATTCGTGATGCATGGGAAAACAAATGCGCTTATTGTGGGCGAACACCAATCGATACCAAAAGTCTTACCGTGGACCACGTCAAACCTAAAAGCAAAGGGGGTGAAGATTTAACGAACAATTGCGTACCTGCATGCAAAGAATGCAATCATTCCAAAGGAAGCGAGGAATGGACAACATGGTTTCGCCGGCAGGATTTTTACTCAGCCAATTCTGAGATGAACATCAAGGCCTGGCTACAAACTGGTATCATGAAAAGCTCTATCTATGATCAGTGGATAGCTAGCTGATAATTGTTAACTCAACACCTTCATCGGCGACAAATTTGCCTAAAATTTCAGGAATTTCTGTATAAATTTTTGAGCCGCATGGCGAAGTAAGTGTACGGCGCTGTTTAGATGCGCTTTCTTTTGCTATCAACATTCCCCTAACTGTAGCACCTAGATGCATTGGTGCTAGTAGAATTGCATCATCACAAATATAAGCAAGCAGTTTTGGTGGATTACCATCTGCAGCTTCTTTGAGATCCTTGTAAACAAATAAGGTCCAAGGAGGTAATAATCCCTTGCCGGCGAGTGCCATTGCTGCTGAACCATATACACCTGTGGGAATATTTTTGAGATCCCTGGGTTCATACAAAAAGAAATCCTCCATCTTGTATGGCTCTCTCTTCTTTTTGGGATCTCTATTTGAATTCGCAATAATTGAAGCTAGCAGAGATATTGGCGCTTCAACCAAATGCAAATTCTTCATATAGTCCTTCTTAGCAAATTGATATGCATCTAAAACATATTCATATGGAAGATCCCAATATTTATGTATAGAAAATTCAAGGTCTCCCGGATATAAACTTTTTAATTCCCAGTAAATTGATTCAAAATCTATTAGGCGGCCCCATTCGCCTCTTCGGACTTTCCCACAGTTTCTTCAATACTCTCTTCAGTGGGTGCCACATCTTCCTTGCTTACCACATCACCAAGCTCTTCTTCACCGTAAAACTCGGAAATAATATTGATCATGTCAGGATGCTGCTCTAACGTATCTTCAACCGTCCATTCGGGATCAACTCTTGATTTGATCATGACTGTAGCCGCCGCAAGAGCTCTGCGTTGCACAGAGTCACCCATCTGTCCGACAATGTCCGCTAGCTCTGCTTGATAATCCTCCTTGATTCTTTCTGCATAAGCATCAATATCGCCACCTTGAATCGCAGCAATGATTGCTTTGTAAGTATCCTCAATAGTATGATTAGTTTTTGATCCAATGCGAGTAGCAAGTGCAACGATTAATGTCACGGCATCGCTGCCTTGCATCACAGAGTCAACAAAACTTTTTTCGCTTACTGTTAAATAACCTCGCTTCTCAATCTCAAAAATCCCGATGGATTCATTGCCCAATTGTACTTTAGAAAAAACTTTCTTGGGCTTGACAACAAAGGGAAGAGATTTCATATGGAAACTGCAGCCCAATAGTATGCCAACCTTAAATGTGTTTCTTAAATTCAGTCAAATAAATTTCGCCAATCGGAAACTTCTGTATGCCATTTTCACCCCTAATTGTTGATTCGATCCATGGGCGTGCTGGATAATAAATTTGTACATCTGCGTTGTATCCTGACTTTATATATCCACCATAATGAACAATTCCTGCATACTCCTCTGCATACAAAATTGAAAGACTTCTTGATGAGCGATTGTAAGTGACTCTTCCTGAATTTTTCAATGCACCAGTATCAATAATATCTCTTGTATCATCGATCCATTGCCATACCTCTGCATCCATTGCAGCATCTAAGGCTTTTTTTAGTTTTAACGCAACCACCTCCATTGCAAGATGGTGAGCTTCTTCTAAATTCTTTGATTTTTTCTCCATAATATCAATTGCTTTCTTTAACTGTTGTACTGTATCAAGAATATCAACCGAAAAGTTGAACGCTATAGTTACCTTGGCAGATTTTACTTTTGATATTAGCCTTAAACTTTTTTCAAGATCGTTCAGGTTTTTAATGACTTTATCAAAGCCTTTGGCCATTAGTTTAAAACCTCTGCACCTGTGAGCTGAAATTCAACTCCACCAATTGATTCATAGATAATTTGATCAATGCCTTCACCGCCAAACTTACCATTCGATCTCTGAATTGTGGCTTTCATTGGGGCTTGAGTACCAAATCTAAATTTTACTTCCTTTTGCGGTCTTAAAAATGTTTCAGTCCCCGTGATTTGGACAAAAGGCAAACTTTCTAAATTATTAGTCAGAAATGGCGCAGTATTAAGAAGCGTTGTATATTCTAATGCATATCCACGATAGTAGAATTCATCACCGCTAGCGCCCGGCAGCATCTCACCATTTAGTTCTGAGGCTAGTGGAATCTTTCTTGATCCTGATGTAACGCCCGTATATTGAACTCTTTGCATATATGCTCTAACTACTTTATAGGCCGTTTCGTTAACATAAAACCTGCCTTCCTCGTTTCTATGAACTGTATCAGAAGTTGTAATTAGCACATAGGCATTTGCAAATTCTAAAAGCGGACTTGCCATGCCTAATAAAAACCCTAGGCTAGATTGCCGATGGTGGTAGAATAAGCCTATGGCTGAAACATTTTTAATCTCTGATACTCATTTTGGTCACACTAATGTGTGTAAGTTTTGTCGTGACGACGGATCTCCCCTAAGGCCTTGGAATGATGTAGAAGAAATGAATCAAGCCCTGGTTGATAATTGGAATCGAACCGTAACAGAAAAAGATAAGGTCTACATGCTTGGCGATGTTGCCATACCCAGACATTCATTAAAGTGGCTTGCAAAGTTAAATGGTACAAAGATTCTTATTAGAGGCAATCATGATATTTTTAAAATTGGAGATTATTTACCATATTTTAAAGATATCCGTGGCTGTCATTACCTTGACAAAGCCATATTGACTCATATTCCAATTCATCCTGTCAATTTGAAGCGATATAGCGCAAATATTCACGGGCATTTACATTTCCGTCTTGTGCCAGAAGAAAAAACAGGGCTACCTGATCCACGTTACTTTAATGTTTGTGTAGAAAATATCAATTACACACCAATTTCTTGGAATCTTGTCCGCAAACAACTTCAAGATTTTGGTATAATGTAATCGCTCCAAGGCGCTTAAGTGGAAGGTTCACGCCAGGCACATAGCCTGGAAAGCCCGGTTCGAATCCGGGGAGCGCTCCTTAAAATAAAAACGGCCCCGTTCCCGGAGCCGCTTCATTTGGGTCTTTGTGGCCTTTTTGATTTGCCTTAAGCGTGCTGAGGCCTGACGGCTTTTGTCATTACGCCTAGGGCCTTCTGACGGCCTTTCCCATCGTTTTAGAAGTGGCATTACGACTGTTGTGATGTCTGAACTGGACGATAGCCTAGCCCACGGTACACAAGATGCTTGGAAGCGTCGTGATGGATCTTATTCCACCATCGTGCATATTCCTGTTTAGGAATATCAGTGTCATATTTGACACCGCGATACGTTGCAATTGACATGACAGGATCTCCCTAACGAGGTTAAAGAGCGTTCCTTCAGTCGGCGTTTGCGTCGGTTACCCGATGAACGACCCGTTCCGCGTCGGCTTACTTCCGTTCGCTATTCGCAAATAGCGAATGAACGTAATTTATTTTGCCATAAAATCTGTCTCAAGTTGAGTCTCATCAATCTTACTATTGTGATCTTCAATCACAGAATTTGCATATTCAAGAACAATTCTCATAAAATCTTCTGCACTCCAATCGTTGAAAACACTCTCCACGGGATCATCCGGATCCCAAGTAACTTCGAATCCTGTTTCAGTCTCAATAACTTCTAGTGTCATCTCCTGCGATCTCCACAATCAAGATTGATGCATGCCTTGTTATCTTACCACATACTATAAAGGTTAGCTGAACCACGTATGCACTCTATCCCTTACTCTGAGTTGATTGACTCGGTAGCAAAATTTCTTTATATGACTATTGCCCTAACCTGCGGGATTGTAATTGGCTATATGCTAGCCAGAAATGAAGATAAATTTTAACTATACCCACGCGAATTCATAATTATATTTCTCATATACATGATTTGCTAATGATAAGATGCAATGTTGTTGCAGTTCAGCTCGAATCTCACCCTGTTGAACTAGCTTTTGTAATAATTCCCTTAATTCAAAAAAATTAAAATAATTGTACTCGGCGTAATCTGCACTAAACATCCCATTTTTTGATAAATAAAAACGATCAATCGTGTGCTTATTTCTGCGTATTATTATTATGGCTGGTGACTTGATTTTTTCTAATTTAACATGCATCCTCGCACAGGTAACAGGAACCTGGCCTTCATTTTCAAAACGGTAAGTTGGTAAACGACTTAAAATCTCGGCGCCAATCTGTTTGCGCGGATTTTTTAGCTTTTTTGGTGCTTGGGCGGACATTGATTTTTAAAGAATCAAGCTAAATATATGCTGGTATCCCGCTAGGGGCGGGTTTTTTACGCGAACCCAGACACACTCAAGAGATCTTAATTAATTCTTAATACGGTAATCTTGATCAAGGATTCTGACCTCCAACCCAAGTCGTCCAATCCAAAACATTGCATAAAAAATGCTATTTAATCCACCCGCGATTTGAAAATACGGCCCAGATGACCAGTTACTCCATGAAAAAATAAATGTTACAAGGCTGTATTTGCCAACAGTCAGTAGTCGGATGTAATAATCTTCGCCAAAATCTTCAATGTGTTGAATTTTTATGATGTTCATACTTGCTAATCCTGGTATACCCCATCATTTTACCATCCAGGAAATGTATTTTAAGTTCCGGCCAGTTCTTCCATTGTCCTTTGAATACCGCTGGATAAACATGTATATACTTTGTCAGTCGACAGGGCTTCACGATACCATGCTTTCCGGTAGGTATCCATTGGAAATTAAACATGGGACTTTTGTAAGAATATTTCGGGTCACCTTCTTTTATCTTCTCAAATTCATGGGTCTTATTATACGTTGTTTCAAATAGCCGGCCGGCAGGATCAAGCCAGTAAAAGCTCATTGTCCCACACATCCAATCATCGATATCCTTTGTCTGACACTCGACATTAGTGAACTCACTACCTAAATCATAGGATGAGTAGAAATAATCAAACATTCCCATTTGACTCACACTCCATTATTTGCTCAAAGGTCTTATCATCATCTAAATTAAAATAAATCAATTTCTCCTCACCAGCATCAATTCTCCTGATAATTTCCTGTAAATGTTCTAGAAACGATTTTGGAATTACATTATCTTCCCCAAGAAGTTGCCAAAACCATTCATAACATTCCTTAAAAGGATCATCGTCCTTTAGTAACTTATAACCATCAAAATTATTAGTCATCAAATCCTTCCATACATTAAATGTAGATCGAACCGTTTGCCAACCAGTTGGTATCGCATGTCCAAATAAATATTCAAACTGGTTCATAACCTTAGTTTGATTCGCTCTTATAGTTTACAGAATTATGCATCTTTTTATGCTTTTTGGATCGTTCTGCTTGCTTTGGCCCGCTGAACAATCCATACTTTTCACACATCTCATTCATCAACTCTATATCACGCATATCATTGAAAGCTAGATTACATGCTCCATTAACAATTGAATGTTCGCTGTAACCGAGTACATATAAAAGCTTCTCGAATATACCAAACAGTTGATACGCTGACATATCACTTGGATCAATTTCAATTTGCAACTTATAATCACAAATTGAGTCCTCCAATTCATGAATCCTATTCTCTGTCGTTGTGTAGCTGATCAACAGGTTGTCCTTGCTCATCTCGACCCTCTCCTTAAGTAACACGGTTGTGGGAAGAAAAAGCCACCGGGTTGGCGGTGGCCCGGCTCGTCCCGCAGTACAGTACGCAACCCCTGTTAACTGGCAACCATTAAAATCTTAAATATTTTTAAAAATAAAATGATCCCAAAGAAACCTTGAAACCCTTGTCCTCATACCCTAACCTGAGTGCTCAAAGGAACCGGTTGACTTGTACAGGCAGTTCAATCTGTCTTATTCAAGTCCTACCTTTGCACATCTTTTGATCTTGTGCATTTCTTCTTCGCCCTCATCCCATGAAATCAAGTGATCCAATCACCCTGTCAACCCTTAAGTGGATGCAAACAGGCGAATTGTCAGAACACGATAAAACCCGCATCATTATGAGACTTATGTCTGCTCCAACTTCTACCTCTATTGAATTGGTTGAGCTTCCTCAACTCTTATACACTCCCTCCGTGGATTACTAATGCCAATCCTTTTTTGTTGCGTTATTTTCTCACCATTCTTCTTCGTCCTCATCCTCATATCGACTCGGTTCCTCAAATAATTCTCTCATCTTTAATTGTAATACCTTCTTTTGTAATTCATTTATATCTTCATCTCTCAATTGCACAGACATCAAAGAATCTCCTGCATTAACATGATTTAATTCGGGATGTTTTACCTTCGGATTTCTTGAATACCCCAAATAACACTCCTCAATAAAACGCCATTGCACCAATAAACTTACAATAGTGACACTAATCACTATTAAAA